TTTAATTTACACCTGTCAACCAACACAAGTAGCGAAGACTGCACCAGAGTACGCCTACACTTTCAATGCCCAGAATGAGTTAGTGTATCGCGTAACTGGTGGTGGAGAATACAGACACCAGGTCTGGAATTACTCCACTGACAGTCTCCTTGTGTTGAAAAAGTGGTGGTTTTTGCCTATCAAGGCTGCGGCTTACTCTGTTGATCGCAGACGTACTAGTGACGACCATGAGCTGATTTTGCTCACTCCCGTGTGCCAGTGGCGCGGAATTTGGACGTTGCTAGCACTTGCTCTGCGAGGCAAGACGCTTGGGCGCATCGAACCGGTGCGTGGTGATTTCCTCCGTATGGAGACGGTGTCACCCGCCGGAGCGATGCGCTCAACTGGTAGAGTTGACACGTACATCCAAGCTACTATCCCAGTGGCTAAAGATGACACAATCGCTAGTTTACGCCGAACTGGTAAATTGGACATAACTATACCCCAAGTCCAACAGTTCACCGAGGGAGATAAAACAGCAGCTGCGATACTGGTAGAGTACCATCGCACTCAGACCCCACAGGCCTGCCCTGTTGTTTATCCTCTCTCCGCCGCTCTGCAGAATTATCAATTTGAACCTGCAGAGTATGATCCCGAGGCAAAGAAATCTTTGCTCCCCTTCATGGCACCTATCATGAATGACTGTTATACACCTGACCAAACACCTGCCAATGAGCGGGACGCTGTCAAACGTCGTGTTACTGACGTCGCGTCCAATGCCCAGGTTACGCCATTTATGGCAACGTGTATGCGCGATTTTGCTGCCGCGTTTCTTCCAGAAGAACATCAGATGGACCCTACAGATGATGAGGAAGTTTACGCGAGACAAGGCAAGCCCAGTCAGCGCCAGATTTTGGCGCGAGCGGAGGTAGAGGCTCCAGTCCGTAATATCCAGTCCTTTCTTAAGAAAGAGGCGTACGGAGGAGTTAAACCCGGTAGGTTGATCTCACAATATTGTCCAGCTGATAAGCTGGCGTACTCAAAGTACATTTACCCTTTGGCTGAGCATATTAAGACTATGCCCTGGTACGCCTTTGGCAAGTCGCCCCGCGAGATTGCTGATCGTGTATCAGAGATATGTTCCAGCGCACAGACTGTCACGAACTCTGATCTGAGTAAGTTTGACGGGCGAGTTTCCCCAGCCGCCCGCGAATTTGAAAAGATTGTCATGACACGTGCGTATAGGGTGAAGTACCATGCTGAGTTGGCCGAGCTCCATCGGTCACAGTATTGTTTGTCGGCGTTTGGTCGTCTCGGTACCCAGTACGAGACGGGCTTTTCACGTGGTTCAGGTTCTCCTGAAACAGCGGTGATGAATTCATTGGTCAATGCGTTCATTGCCTATTTTGCCCTGCGCATGGCAGGCTACTCTCATGAGCAGGCCTGGAAAGCGCTTGGTATCTACGGTGGAGACGATGGTCTCACCGCAGATATGTTTTCGCAGGTTTATGAGAAAGCCGCGAGAGCAATCGGACAAAAACTCACTTCCGAAGTGGTGCAACGAGGACATCTTGGCGTTAGCTTTTTAGCGCGCAAATATGGTCCCGGTGTTTGGTATGAGGATAACAGCAGTTGCTGCGATATCCCTCGTCAGTTGGCTAAGTTTCATGTAACGGTGGCCCTTAATCCGAAGGTAACCCCTCTCATGAAGCTGAAGGAGAAAGTTCGCGCTTTCTTGCTCACTGATGAAAACACGCCTATTATAGGTTTGCTCTGCAAGACGGCCTTCGAGTTGTGGATGAAGAGTTAGAACATGATGAGCTATGTGCTGAAATGCAGCCGTGGCTGTCTCACCTGCCTAAGGATGTTCACTACCCCAATGACAATGTTGGGGACTGGATGACGACCTATGTACAACAGGCCTTGCCCAGCTTCGACCACAAATTGTTCGAGACCACTCTGTCTAAGATCAGCGACCCGCATGAGTTCCTCACTCTGCCGTGCTGCGTCCCACCAACTAAACCTAAAACGGACGTGCCGGCCGTAGTGGGTGGAGCTGTGGTCTTACCGGAGGGCAAATCGGAGGCTAAAGTGGCTAAAGCAAAGAACGCGGCTTCAAAGCGCGTGATGCCTAAGTCACTTTTGTCTCAGACCGTTAGTGCTGTGCATAAGCGGTCTGCCAACCCTAAGGTTGGTGCCAGGTCCTCTGGACCATGGCGCCGATCTTAAGGGCCGTATCGGAAACACGGAGGGGGCTAGTTGGGGCCCCCTTTTCGAATTTTATTCCACAATTTACGTGTT